CCCATGGGGGGCGATAATCCGGAGAGTGGTTCGAGATAACATCAACAATCATCTTGACGGAGAAACGCCTTCCAACCTTGTAAAGGGTTGGGGGGGTCGTTCCTGAGTCTTGAAGATGGGACTCCGGGTGATTCATCCCCAAAGATGATCCCGAGGCAGACCAGGGCTTATACCCTGATCTGTCCACATCCTTAACAATTTTCTCATGCTAAAGCTCAAGTTAAATCTTGCTAGGATTGTTATTACATTCCTAGCCAGGACATACTTAAGCGTTCAGCCGGAGAAGGGGTTACTCGAGCAATGGACTAGGCTAATCCTTAAGAGAGTGGAAACACGTGGTCCCGTGGACGCCGTCGGGTGGCTAAAAGCCATCCGATTGGCGTGTACGCGGTACATGTGTGGCCAACCTCTGAAGGAGTCGCCTGGATTTGGGGTTCAGATCGGGGAAGATGGACTACCGTCGGTGGTCCTAATTCCTGATCTGTTCCGTAACGGGTCTCGTCCCCATCTACGACTCGGATTTACCCTTTTGGGGTTTGTCCGCCTCATAGAGGGTACGAAAAAGCCCGACTTAGACCCCATCACTTTACCTGCAGCTCCTTATCCCTCTTGTTTAGAGGAAGAGCTGTCAGCTATCGTGAAGGGCTTAGGTTGGAGCTTGGCCGTTCCCGAGTGGGAGCGGCCTCACGTTACAACCAAATCTGGTCCCAATGCCCAAGCTTTGGTCGGATCAATCGAAGACGCGCACCTCCTCTCAGACGAGCAGATTAGTAACCTGCGAATCTGTGGGGGGGCTGCGTTAGTCTCCACGATTGAAACCATCCGATCACTCAGCGTCCCTACTTGGTGTAAGTTAGTCGGAGTAGAACCCAAAGGGATTCTATCGAGACTCTCTTACATCAAGGATAAGGAAGCCAAATGTCGAATCGTTGCTATCCTTGATTATTGGACACAATCTTGTTTCGAGCCTTTGCATAAGGCGCAGTTTGCGCTTTTACGAAGCCTCAAAGCAGATTGTACCTTTAACCAAGGTAGCTTCCGAACCAAACTACCCGCCCAAGGACCGTACTATTCTTGTGATTTAAGTTCAGCGACTGACCGACTCCCTGTAACCCTACAGAGAGCGATCTTAGCTGTCCTTACTTCAGAAGAATATGCGGCTGCGTGGTATGAGTTGCTATGTACCCGAGAGTATAAGCTTCCCAGAGGAGCTGGCTCCGTGAAATACGGGGCCGGTCAACCAATGGGGGCTTACAGCTCTTGGACTACATTTGCAATTTCACATCACGCGATCGTTCGGCTTAGCGCCAAACGGGCCGGTCTGCCAATCACTTGGTCAGACTATGTGCTTCTTGGTGACGATATCGTATTAACTAACGAGAAAGTCGCCAAGGAGTACATGACGATTCTTGGGCTGTTAGGAGTGGAAGTCTCTGAAACAAAGACGCATGTGTCGTCGACGACATACGAATTTGCTAAGAGATGGATCCACTTTGGGGAGGAGGTAACCGGAGCTCCCCTCGGCTCCCTATTCGAGGCGATGCGCTTTGTAAGAAAGGATAAGAGAGATTGTCTTCCAACGAAGGCGATCACTTTTATGTCTTTCTACGAAGTCGCTACCTGGTTTAGAGAAGTCGAGGCGCGATGGTTATCACGAGGACACTCTCTGGTTTCCCGGGGCTTGTTGGCTGAGTTCTTCATGCTAATGGGGAGAGGCAGTCTATCAGACCGCCTTGCCTCAAAAGCATGGAGATTCTTCCTATTGCCTTCGCGAGAAGACTCTAGGCTCCTGAGACGAACGAAGGCCGATAAACTCGGGTTCGAACTATCAGGAGGACTCGTTTCTTGTTTCTCATGGAAGAGAAGTACTGAGGTTCTCGGTACGCTCTTAAATGAGTGCAAGGCTCGAGTCATAGAATCAGCCATCAAGCGCCAAGTGCAAGATCTCAATAGATTCCAGTTGGAATTATCGAGATTCTTACCCTTGGTGCCTGAAGGGTTGGATGCCCAATCGTTACTGTTCACCTTACCTCCATTTGGAGTCCTGCGAAGAAATATCGCAGAGCTCCAGTTGGAGTTCGATAAGGCGCATCGGGTAAGGGAGTCTGATGACCTTGTGCATTGGTTGCACTTGGACGTTCAGCTCTTCCTTGATCCGTTTGCTACCTTATCGACAAGGCGAAACAAGACCATAGCTGCATCTAAAGCAACTATTCTTAACCATCTTTCTGCGATGATCCGCGGTATTAATAAGATGCGGGCGTTAGCGATTACAGATATTGGTCTTTTGGACCTAATAAATGTTATCAATAACTACCACGTCTTACCAACCCGCGGTGTTCGGCGCAAGCCGAGGTCATCGGGAAAGAGGGAACCTTCTGGATAACACCAGTGAGCGTTCTCATGGTAGCGCTTAATGCTATCGTGGAAGGGAATAGGAAGGCCTCTTAACATCCATCTCTTCTCTCACCGACGGGGTACTTGTTAGATCCCGCACGGAAGGTCGAGTAGAATGTTGCGAGGGGACTTCGCTTTAGAGACAGCTCCACTCTTGGCAGTAGATCAATGATCCGTGCCACAGTTGAGGCGCTTTGGGAGGTCGCTAAAAGCGAATAACCCTAACGGCTCAACCTTAAGTGGTG